GATCCGAATTCTTGACCTGTTTCTCTGGCCGATTGCGCTTGTTGTGATTGCCGTTATTGGGGAAATGTGATGACCCTCCCCGCCGACGTAGCCCGCTGCGCAGGCGCGGGACTGCCCGAGTGCAACACCTGCCGCCGCTACACCGACCCGCCGCATGAGCGGCAGACATGGACAGGCCCGTGGGAGCTAGAGGGCGTGCCCTGCGAGATGCGTATCCCTACACAATCAGCACATGAAATGCCCACTCTGCGGCGTCTGGACGCGCGTACTGGAAACAAGAGCGCGCAAGTTTCACGTTACCCGTCGCTATGAGTGCGCCAACATGCACCGCTTCTCAACGCGAGAGACGGTGCATCTCACGCCCTCAGTAGCTCCACACCGTGGGCACTTCCCGCAGGTCAACGTGGATGAATCGCCCGTTCCCCTTCTGCTGGACCCCGACGCCCCGGAACCCGGCGTCGAACGCTAGCCGCAGCACCTCCACCGCCTCAGATCCGCTCACGCCGATGTCGGCGGCTAGGCCGGTGGTGTGCATGCCTGGGTGCACCTTCTCCTTCTCCACAGGGTGGTTGGTGCACCGGTAGCCGCTGGTGATGATCATCGGCTTGCCGTAGGCCGATCGCAGCGCTTGCAAGCGGTCGAGGAACTCTGCTCGCATCTCGTTTCGCCCGCAGCCGCAGCGGCAGTTGAACTCTTCCTTGCGGAAGTTCGGCCATCGCTTCCAGTCGAGGTCGTTCATTTCGTTGCTACTCCCTTGGCCTTCTCGTAGGTGCGCAAACCGCCGATGCCAAGCATCCCGGACAGCACCACCCACAACAGGTCCGTCTCCACCGTCGGCGGCGCAGGCCAGCCGTGGATCAGGCCCACCCAGGTCAACACTGGTTGCCCCAGCGTGGCGTACAGCAAGCCTAAGCCGCCCGTCCAGCCGACAAACGGCCTCCAGCCTGCCACCCACACTGACGGGTGCGTGGCTTCCTTGGCGTTGATCTCCAACTGAGCGATGACCTGCTTAAGCTCGCCCTGCATGGCCATCGACAGAAACTCTGCCTCGGCCTGGCGCTTCTTCTCCGGGTCGGGAATGAAGCGATCCAGCAGGGTTTTGCCCACCTCCAACAGCGGGCCCATAAACAGCGGGTTCATAGTTTCTCCGGCTCTCGGAATATCGCAATCGGCAACGTCGTGTAGTCGCCATCAAACCACGCCACCGCAATCTCTGCCGGCGGCTGCGGAATCCAGCATCCGCTGACCGTGCGCTCGCCGTCAGTGATCACCGCCCACAGAGCACGCCCCTGACACGGGCCGGCAGTGTTGTGCAGTTCCAGGCGAATGTTCTCGTTCGTCGCAATCGCCACGACATCGGCTTGCGCGGCACTGGCTGCAAGGATCAGGGCCAGTGCTGCGTGTTTCATGTGTCGTCCCTGCCGCTGAAATGCAGGCGTCCCCAGCGATAGAGCAAGAACCCTATCTGGAGAACGAGGTAGAGCAACGTGGCCCACAGAATCATGTCATTGACCTGCATGCCGGCGATCGTAGCACCCGCCACTGTGACCGGGGGCGCAGCCTTCGTGACTTCTGTCACGATGTCCGACTTCTGTTCGAGTGTCAGGCTCATTTTGCGGTCAGGGCGTTGATGGGTTGTGGGGCTAGTGTATTGGCTTGGCGGTCTACCTCGCCAATAGTAGCGGCGGTTGCAGTGGCCTTGGCCGGCAGCGTAACCCGTTGCTTTTCGATCACGATGTCAAGCAGCTTTCTTTTTTCCTTCTCAGGCAAGCCGTTCAGCAGGTCAAGCATGCTCTGGTTCGTCTCTGCCGCCTTGCGCAGCAACTCTACCGTTTTCTTGTCAAGGCGCTTGTTGACGTTTGAAAGGCCAAGATTTGCAGCAGTAATTTGCGGGTTGAACCATCCAGGCAGGCGCAGCTTCGATCTGTTTGCTTCCAGAATGGCCGCAAACTCCGCTTTGCCGAGACCCGCCTGCTCAAGCGCCTTCTTGTCAAGCTCAACCTGTCGCGCCAACTTGTCCAGAGTCGGCATCTGCGAAGACATCTCTTTGAAGATGTCATACCGCCCGGGCCCGAAGATGGCCTCAACTGCGTCAGGATTGTTGCCGCGAACCAGCTTGACGTACTGATCAGGCGAGTCTTGGAACATCTTCAGCGCTTGAGCCGCCATCTGCTTTTGCGCAATGACGTCCATGCCTTGGCTATAGGTCTCAAGATACCTAGTCCAGCCTGTGCCGCCAGCCCGTTCGATTGCCTGATCAATCAAGGGCTTTAGCTGCTGCAAAACTGAACTTGTTATCTTTGCGCCAATTTTTGGATCTTGCTGCCCAAGAATGTCCTGTATGCGCTGGGCAATGCCCTCTTTGCGCAGTGTGTACAGGTCATGCACATCCATCGTTCCGCCTCTGAGTGTGGCTAGATTAGCAAAATCATCTGACAGCGCCCGCAGCACTTTGACCGTGGTTGGGCTTGCGGCTATTCCAGGCGCCCTGATGGATGCTTCAATGGATTGCACGATTGGAGTGACGTCCAAAGGCCGCAGTCCGTAAGCCTCAAGGCTCCCAATCTGGCGCTCAATGAAGTCACGCTCCGCGCGGCGCTGTTGGGCAATTTCCGCGAACACTTGCCCAGTCTGCTGTTGCTCGTCGGCCGCCGCAGATAAACGATTTCGAAGAAACCGCGCTTCTTGCCCCTGTCCTACTGCGCCGACTTGATCGGGTCGCAACATCGGGCCCTGCGCTTGGCCGGCAAGCGTTCTCAATCGTGCCGCTTCCGCAGACGGCACAATCATTGATTGCCCCGTCATCGGTTCACCAGTGACTGTGCCGCGAACCAAGCCGCCCTGTTGCGGCGCAGGCACCGGCATAGGCTGACCTTGGCGTAGCGCAGAGATCATCGACTGCTGCCGAGCCTGCGCCTGCGGGCCAAGCCGCGCAATCGTTTCCGCAGCCTGATTTGCCGCACCCAACTCCGTCTGGCGCATCGGCGCAGTCAGCGCATTCAGCATCTGCTGCGATTGCTCTTGCGTCCGCATCGCTTCCGTCTGCGATCGGCCGCCCGCCATGCGAGCGAGTTCTTCCTCTTGCAGCGCCCTGCGATTGCGAGCCAGTTGCGCGGAGAAATCTGTGGGCTCAAAAGCCAGCAGCGCCTGCCAAGGCTGACGTGGAATCTCTGCCGTGGCTTGCGCTGGGGAGACTCCGGGCTCGGCGACGCGCAGCGCTTCACTAATTGCAGGCAGCCGTTTGGTTCGATCTACGCCGACTTCGCCCGCTGCCTGCCGAGCAATGTTTGCAGCCTGACGCTCCGGCGTGGCTCGCAAGAAATCTAGTGCCCTTGCGCCGCCCCGAAAAACTGCGCCGGCACCACGCGTAAGCGCTTCGCCGGTCAGGTATTCCGTTGCCGCATCCACCATGTCTGGCGTCTGGCCTTGCAGCAGTTCGCCGCCGGCCCGTGCGCCAGCAAAACCAGCCAAGCCGCCCGCCAAACCGCCTAACGCGGCAGGCACGGGACCGCCAGGCGCCATTGCGACTGCGCCCCGCGCAGCGCCCGCAGCGCCCGCCATCATTTCCGCAGAGGGTTGCAGCGCGGACGGCAGCACACCAACAATTTGCCCGATGTTACGTTGCATGCCCTGCGCGATACGGCGTCCCACAGGCATTTGCTCTGCCGCAGGCGCAACGTATGGACCAGCGCCAGGAATTTGACCCGGCGGCGCTAACGGCTGCGTTTGTTGCGGCGCAACAATTTTTTGTGCGTAGGTCGCCAGATCAGAATCTGACAGCGGACGGTCAGACTCAATGTCGTATGTCTTGCCGCCAATTTCAAGCGTGTACTTTGGCATGACTACGGCCTTTCTGTGACGAACACGCCGGGGGCAATTTCTCTGCGACTGCCCTGCGTCGGAGCCGACGCAGGAGTGCGCGGCGCTGCAGGCGCTGCTTGCGGCCTGCCTTGACCTGACGCCTCTGCCGCCATTTGATTGCGCACGCTACCAAGGACGGCATCCAGTTGCCCGAGCGTTTCACGGACAGTCTCAATGGACTGCCCCGGATTCGTCATCGCGTTCAGCCAGGTCTGCAATTCCAAGTTGCTGTTCATCTGCTGCGCAGATGCGCCGGTAGCATTTTTGACGTGATTGAACAGCCGCAGGCGCGCGTTTGCAATGTTGTCGCGCAAGGTTTGCGCGCGGGTGCCAAGGAATCTTTCTGCCGTCTGCCCAGGCCCCGTTGCTCGCGCAGCCGCTGCAACGTTTGCAACAGACGGCCTTTCCGGGCTGACCATTGCGCCCATGCGATTCAGTTCTTCGTAGTACCCCAAAACCGTGCCAAGTTCTTGCGAAAGCATTTCCTTGGCTTGATTTTGTGCTTGTACCTTGGCTTGCTGCGCGGGCGTGCCGACCACAGCGGGCGCTGAGGCAGGCGCTCCGGTCGGGGTGGCTTCCGGCGCTCGCGCAGGCCTCGAAATGTACTGCTGCGTCTCGGTGTCAAACACACCGTCAGGTGTAGAAATATAGCGACGCGCCTGCGTCCCGGCCGCTTGCTGCTGCTGCGGCGGCTGCAAAAACTTCCCCGTGCTTCGTTGATACAGTGCGCCGCCGACGTTGATGAGGTCCTGCTGCGCTCTCGGCTCGGCCGGCAGCGTGCGCGCCAAGTCGCCCGCAGTGCGCCCCGCCACGCCGCCCTGCAGCATCATGTTCTGCACCGACTCGCGCGTCACAGGCTGGCCTTGGTACGGCTTCAGCGCCTGCGCGGAGCGAGCCTCCTCCATCAGCGCCTGCTGGATGCGTGCGCCCATCTCCATCAGACGCGCATCGCCGGATCCGATCAGCGCCTGCGAGTACATCCCCAGATCGCCAGACTTGCCCGCAGCCATCAGGCCTTGCCGCATCTGCTGCAAGGCCTCGCGTTGCTGCTGCTTTTCCGCCGTTTCCGTGCGTTGCGCCTCCAACTGCCGCATCGCATTGATGCCGGGGGCGATGGCAGCAAGGGACTGCATGCGCGATTCCCGCATAGGAATCTGCACCGGAGGAATGTTGGCGACGGACAGCGGGATGCTGGGGTTGATAGGCATGATCAGTCCTTAACCGCCAAAGGCGCGACCATAGATGTCGCGGAATAACTGGTTCTGTTGCTGCTGATTGGCGAAGTTTCCAAACGCATTCGCCGCAGTATTGATGCCCTGAGTGTAAGCGCTGGTGCGGCCCACGCGCCCTGCCGCCAGAGCATTCGCCTGCTGCGCCATCGTCTCGCCTGCGGTGGCTCCAAACTGCTGGCCAGCAGCACCCAGTTGCGTCCCAGTGGTCTGCCCCAAGCCGGCGATGTTCGCCAGTCTGTTGTAGGCGCTCCCATACTCCTGAGACGCCACATCCTGCGCGTACCGCTGGCCCGCCTTGATCGCGCCGCCTGACAGCATGTTGCCCCGCGCTGCTTGCAAGCGCTCAAGCGCTTTCATGCCCTCGCCAAGCCGGAACGCGTAGCCGGGGTCCATCTCCAGCAGTTGCTGCCCGCCGGTTGCCGGTTGGCCGCCGAGGCCCATGACGCCCTCAAGCCGCCGCAGAGCGTTGACGCCGACCTCTTGATACGGCGCAAGCAGGCTCTTCTGGTAGTCGAACATGTCCTGCTGCAGCTTCAGGGCTCTGTCTGCTGCAGCCGCCTGCGTCTGCGCCGCTTCCTTCGCGGCCTGGCCTTGGAAGTACCCACCCGCCAGCCCACCGAAAGCACTCAGCGCCATCGAGCCAGCGGGCGTGCCGAGGTAGCTCAGGAAGTCGTCCACGGCTTTGATGCCGGTGAGGCCTGCGGC